ACCTGACCGTCGCGGGCATTGGCCTCCAGCGCGGCTTTGCAGGTTGCACCAACCAGCGTGTATTGCCAACCGTTGGCAAGCTGAGCGACGACAGAAACGTCGGTCTGCCCGTCAAGGTCCTCAAGCCGAAGCTCTTGGATAGTCGAGATGTCGCCTTCGATGAACGGCACGCGCGGCAGTTCCTGAAAGCCATGCACGCCGTCCTGCCCGGCGAGCATTGTGCGCTCGACCGGCGACGGCGACACGGTGAAATTGCCGCGCAGCGCCAGCATGTTGCCGTCGATGAACAGATACGCAATGCCCGCGAATTTCTGAGCCATGATTCAACTCCTGTTGGGCTGGATTTTGGGGAAGAAAAAGACGCGCAGTCAGCGCCGGGATTAGCCCGCGCCGCCAGCCGCCATGCGAATGTCGTTGTCGCCTCGGACATCGACGCCACGCTCGAATTGCAGGCGGAATTGCGCCAGCACCGCGAAAACACGAAGCTGATTGATCAGATCGGGTGGATACAGGACGTTGACCCGATTCGGATTGTTCACGTCGCGCTCGACGATCAGATTTTCCTTGAACGAACGCACGTCCTCGACCAAGCCGTTGAATTCGTCGATGCGATATTCCGCGACCAGTTCCGCCTTGATCAGGCCGGGCGTGACGATGGCTTGGCCGGGGCCAAACCGCGTGCCGTCATTCGCCAGCTTATGACGCGGGAATTTCGACGTAATGGCTTGGCGCTGATTGCGCAGCAACCGAGCCAGCGTCGCCAGCGTGGTGACCAGTTCATAAGCATCGTCGCCCTGACCATAGAGATTGAGTTGGTAGGTCGTGCTTTCGCGCAAGATCATCGGTGCGCCGTCACTTCCGGCTTCCTGCGTGGCGATGCCGTAGCTCGCCAGCACATTCAATTCCTGCCGGTTGAAGCGCTCGTGCAGCGGAGCCGGTTTAATGTTGGTCAGCGACAGCGTCTGCAGCGGACGTGCCGGATCGTTGGTCAAGCCGCGCGCGGCTTTCGCCGTGTAGGCCGAAACCCATTCATAGATCGGCGACGGCGATTCCAGTTCGACGCCCATGACCGATAGCAGACCGCTATTCTGCAACTCGCCGAAGGTGATCATATCGGCATAGGCCGCGCGCTTGGCCGAGAAGATGTGGCCATAGAGTTGCCGCATCCAGCCCCAGCGCCCGCTGTCGGTAAAGCCGTATTCCAAATTCCATGCCATCAATGACGTGGAATCGTTAAACGGCAGCGCGACGAATTCGAACGAGCGCTCGCCAAGATTGGCGATGGCGGTATCGAACACCGGCACGCCCGCGCCGCCTGCCAGCATGCCGCCACCGGAATAGGCGAGGGTGATGCCGGTCGGCAATTCTTCGCTGCCCAAGCGGCCGTAATAGCTGTCGCGCATATCGATGTCGTTGCCGCTGGCACCAACCCAGCGTGCGGTCAGTGTCACTTGGCCCACAACGCCGACCGCCGACACCGGCAGATCGAAGTCATCATTGATCGCGGCAGCAATCGCGGAGTGGATTTGCGTGACCGTGTCGGCCGCGCCGATGTTCACCGGCACATGTTTTCCGGCGACGTAGAGGTGGATGGTGCCCGCCTCATGTCCGCCAGCGCCGATTGTGGCGATGATGGTTCCGGTCGCAGCGGTGCCAGCCGCAGGTTCGGCGACCGGCAAGCCCCAGACTTCATGCGACGCGTTGCCCGCAAAGAAAGCGCGGAACATCAGCGCAAGTTGCGAGCCCTGACCGAATTGCTTGTCGGCTTGAGCTTGCGAGGCAATCGGGATGGCAACGTCCGGCAGCGCCAAGCCTGCAGGAGCAGGTTCCTTGATACCGACAAGTAGCGCCGGTTGCCGGATGGTCCAGAGCCCGGCCTTGCTCGGGTCGACCTCGGCCCAAAACAACGGCAAGCGCCAGTCGGCCGGGATATTGGAAAAGGAAATCGGCATGACTTACCTCTTTATGTTTGCAGGCCGGGTTGACGGTGGCTGCGTGGATTGCGTGGGTTGACGTTTTCAGGCCGCTGACGGCGGCGGCTGCGGTTTCGTTGGCTTCTGTTTATTGCCGTCGCCTTCCGGCTGCGCCTGCTGCTTTTCTTCTTTTTCTTTGGGCTTGCGCGCGGCGGCGATTTCGCGCGGGTTCATTTTTTCTTGATCTTCTGGGCTTGTCTGTTGACCGCCAGCGCCCTTCTCGGTCGAGACCGAGCCATCGGCAATGCGGCGCGCGGTGAAACTGTCGTTCGGCCACTCGACCGCTTCGTTGATGTCATTGCGAAAGCGGACTCCATTGGGATGCCGCAGCACGCGCTGCAGGTCTTCGCTCGCCGCGAATACCTTGACGGTCTCCGGCCTGTCGCCCTTGATCATCTTCAGGCGGCGCGCGCGATCTTCCCGCTGCCTCGCGCGCGGGTCTTCTTTCTTTGCACTTGACGGCTGCACAGTGGTTTTGGTCTCGACCATGGCTTATTCCTCTTCTGGTTCGAACATATATTCCGCGCGGACTTGCTGGCGCTGTTCCATTTCTGCTTCGGTTTCTCCCGGCTTGACGCCAGTCTTCAAGCTGATTTGCAGGAGGTCGTCAGTGATGATCGGCGGGTAAGAGGCGCGATAGCGAACCGTGGCCTCGTAACGCATCTCGCCGATGGGCGTTTCGTTGTTCTGTTGCAGCGTGCCAAAGGCGTGCCTTCGCGACCCGCGCATGACGCCCTCGATGCGCGTGTTATCCGGATTGCCAATGCCACTCGGATAAGCGCGGGTATCGATCATGTTCATCAGGTATTGATCGCGCCAGAGCGAATTCATGATCGCCCAAAACGACTGATCGAGCTTTTCTTCGCACGCCTCCGGATTGTTGTTCACGATGGCGACCGAGAAGCCAAGCTTCAGGTCATGGATGAAATCGATCTCTCCGTGATTGGCGTCTCCGTCAGGCGTCATATCCTCGCTAATGATGTAGACGCCAAGGAACGGCAGTTTCTCAGGCTGCGCAGGAAGCTGACGGCTTTTGCGGAAAGTGAAGCCAGCAAAAAACGGCGTGACCTTCAGCTTCTCCAGCAGCATGTCGCGAATCACGATGCTGTAGCTGAAGACCGTCGTGTCCAATGCGGTCATGACGGCTTGGCTGTGACAATCTTGCGCAGGACCAGCGTGGTCTCGCCGCCGCCATTCTCTTCGGTGTCGACGACTTCGAAATCGCCGAGCGCCGGCCCGGCCTCAGTGTCTTCGCCGATATAAATATGGTCGAGTTGTTGCGGGACGATAGCAAATTCAGCGTCGCGAACGTCGAGGATGGTCTGCTGATCGGAGATCACTGCACCGTCCAGCGCCTGCACGTCAATCGGCCGAGTGTCGTAAATCCCGCGCGCGGTGTAGGCAGGCAATCCGGGCTGCGACGCAATCGGCGTGACGATGACGCCACGCGCGAAGGTGTCGTAATTCGGCAGATAGACCAAAGTCGAAAAATTTATCGCCACTTAATCGACTCCCGGCACATTTCGACCATGCGCGCGAACAGCATCTCGACCAAAAACGGCCGCAAGATTGGCCGCTTGCCGCCGAGCACACGGCGCGACTGCTTGCGGTTGGTCGAGCGGCCGAGCGTGTTGCTGGTCGGTCGCGAACGGCGCGAGCGCGGATAGATCAGCGTCGTGGCCGTCATGCTCGCGTCTTGTCCGCCGGTTCGCTCGTCGATCCTTGGAAACTTCCGGTTCATGTCCTCGCGCTGCCAGTCGAGAAAAACTTCCGGCACCTTCTGATCCAATTCGGCTACGCGATTTTGCATGGCCTCGAATTGCTGCAGCAGCGCTTCCGATTCGACCTTGACCTCAAATGCCATCGCTCAAATCCATTGCCGCGTGTAATGGTGCAGCAGGTCCTTGACGGTTTCCCGGGCCTGCGTGCCTGACGTGCCGCCGCTTGTGCTGCCGCCAGCGGTCGGACTGTGGAACATGACGCGCGATTCCTTGTGCGCGATCATCCGCACGCCGCTCAGCGACGCGGCAGCCTGCTCCGCCCTCGATGTGCCAACCAAAAGCGCCGCCGCCTGCTTCAGTGCCTTCGGTGCTTCGGTCGGCAGATTGAACCCGCCAGTGTAGGTGACGATGATTGGCTCGTTCCGGTCGGTGAAGAGCGAGAGCTTGCCGGAGCTTTCCTCTAACTCAAAATCGATTCGGTCGACGCCATTGGTGGTTACGGTTTCGATGTCGGCCAGCGCCACCGGCCAGTGCGTGAGATAGAGCCTGCGTGAGGCAAGATCGCGCCACGTCTCGACCACCTTCTCGCGAGCAAAAATCCGGTTGGTCAAGGTCGAGATCACCGACGAATTGGTATCGATTAGAAACTGCAATTGTGC